ATTTGGGCCGAAGTATTTGATAGACCCAACATCGCACAGGCCAAGCACATCAACGAGGGCTCTACAGTGGTTCTCAACAAGAGGGGCTACAACGGGGCGTACATAAACCCGGAGGCGAACTTCGAAGGCTACAATGGCAAGGAGATGACATTCCTCCACTGCGCGTTGATGGGATACTCCGTCTTCAGGTACCGGAGAAAATCTGGCCACCGCTTTACCGCCAAACTGTGCGCATACATAGACGACGGGCTGGCGTCGTTCATTGACAGAAAAGAGAACGGGTCGCGACGCTTCCTAGAGTTCTGCGACATTGTAGAAGAAACCTACCAATCCTTGGGGTTTCTCCTGGAAAAGACCAAATGCTTCTTGTCTAGACACTTCGCCATCTTCCTGAACGAGATCTACCTTTCGGGTCGGCACGTAACCTACGGACTCCGTGCGATCATGCGCGTTGGATGCAAGGAGTTTGAACCACACGAGACGCTGTGCTCCCGAGTCAATGGATACTTCTCTGGCACTCAGGGAGCTCTAAAGGCGGGGCTGGACACCTTCTCAGGCCTAATCGTGTTTCTATGGTGCGCGGCAAAACTCCTCCAGAAGTACGGCGTGTCGAAATACATGGATGAAAAGGCCGCTGTGCTCTACCTCTACACCCCCCGAGCTCTTGGAGGGCTAGGAACCCCAAATTACATCGGGCTAGCCAGCAACCTCGTGGCCGACGGCTTATGCGAAGGGATCAGTACCATAAAGCACCTTGCCATGGCGTACCCATCATACAAGCCCATGGTAATCCGCTTAATCCGCCAGCCGATTGTCGAGCGTACCGCCGTGTCCACCCTCCTTGCACCGACTAGTGTCACAGATCACCGCGCCCCAATGTCGGAGACCCGTCTGAGCGTAGCGATTGCAGACGCCATCAGGAAACGCCAGCTGGCACCCAAAGCTAGAACCTTCCTGCGAGTGGCCGACTCCCTAGATTTGGACTCCTTCGCGGAAGCCATCCTCGGGACCAGCAATTCGGTAGTCCCCGTTGTCCTCGACTCCATCGTCGGCTCGACCCCCTATGCCATGCTCATGTCGCTTGTGAGGAAATTTGAGAGTGCCCGGACCATGATCGTCCTCCTTGGCCGCCACGAAATGTCGCGAGTAATCAGAAGAAACCAGGCAGAGGCACACGAGTCCATCAGAGTTTTCCGCCTAAGGTAAATCGGAATAAACAATTATAAAAGCGAGCGGGTTTCATATGTAGCAGTCCCCGTATGCCAAGTTCGCCTATACCTAACTGGAAATTTGTACACTATGTCGCGAATCGTTCATCTCACAGTTCTTAAAGAAAATCTCGGCCAAACACAGCTCAAATTGGACAACCACCTACTAGAAAATAATAATGGCCTACACGGAGACTAGAGAGGTGACAGACGGGCACACGTCGGGTGCGAGACTGGCGTTGCTTGGTTCCAAGAG